TGTAACGCTTGATATTTTTCATGAAGTATATGATACTCATGATTCAATCGTGCTATTTCTTGATCACGTGACGCAACATCATTTTGTAATGCTTTAAGAATATCGACAACCTGTTTATTATTCAACGCAACCGGTGGTTGACCATCTTGTTGTAAAACGATATTACCACCCCCTCCGGCCGCCGCCGCATCTTGCGCCATTTTCGCGCGTTCTTTCTCTAGCTGTAAAGTTTGCGCGATTACGTCCGGCTTCATTTCAGGGCGACCGGGTTCATAGGTCGCCAATAAACCTTCTAATTCATTCATATAAAACCGACGAAGTTCGCTGTCTTTGATAAAATCCATCACCTTCTTCGGTGAATCTCTCACTACATCCGGATTGGCATTTACAAGCAGCTTTCGTTTATCAAATGTATTATGTTCATGCGAAAATACGAGAATCACCTTCATCGGGTCAAGTTGGACGAATGGAACCGTATAATCTTTCAAGAATGCGCGTTCTTCCGCCAAACACGCGTCATCATTATACCGGTTGTTCTTTATCAGCTTTCGCTTAAATGCAAATGTTCCTGCGGTGGCATGATTAGGTCCATACGGTCCAAACCGCTTCATCTGTTTAATATGTTTGAAATAAATGTAAATCTCGCTTGATCCGGCACATAATGCGTCGGGATGAGATATCAACATTTCAACCGCATGAGATACGCGTTTTGGAGGATAATAATCATCATCATCCATATATACCAATATTTCACCACGGGATTTTTCATGTAACAAATTACGCTTTCGACCCAACGTCATTTTTGTATCGTATTTAAAATACTTAACTCGAGGGTGTGATACTACGAGGTCTTCGATTGGATCAGTTCCATCATCAATAATTATCCATTCCATGCGATCTTGTGGATAATCCTGTGCGTTAAAACACGCAATCATCGCGTGAATAAATGGTCGGCGATTAAATGTGGGCGTACAGACACTCACAAATGGATATTTTTTAAAATATTCTGGGCTTGATTTTTCAATAACGGTTGCCGATGCTGCTCCTGCTGCTCCTGCTGCTCCTGCTGCTGATGCCGCCACTTTATTCTTTCCGCCCATATCGTATAAGTTGGATATAATAGCTCTTATACGATATTATTTATGTTGTTTATTCGCTTGACTATCCTCCCCAATTCTTAATAGAGTTAATAAAATTCATGATTCCTTTCCAGTAATGTGTAAGATACAAGACAAGTAACATTAGAATCACGACCGCCGCAACATTAATATCCAAATACTCGAACGCATAAAACATTAATGTGAGGTTAAAGAAGAAGAATATAATAGGCACATAACGAGAGTATAATTCGCGATATTGATCCCAATGAAGAAGAGGATATATAAATAATGTCCCGATGAACTGGACCATTTGAACAAAATACGATACTACCGGAATTATGCCTAGACCAAAACCTGTAAATATGGACCATAATGAACCGCCAATAAACTCCTTACGATTATCTGTAGGATTCAGAATCATACCGATCACCGTGGTGAAAAATGGCCCACCCATCAACATAAAGCCAACTAGAAGTAAAAATACAAACGGAATAAGAATAATGATTAATGGCGATATAGTGTCGTGTAATTCAACAGGAATCGCGTTTGACATACGTGTGATTTGTTCAAATATATAGGACAACATCGCGCGGTCCGATGAAAATGAAAATATAAATGCGTTATTGACCCATTGCTTAAAGCGCGCTTTAATAAATTCCCAATTCAAAAGGTTTACTTTTGTTACGCCCTCTTTAACGCTGTCATTCACCAGATCTAACTCTTCTTTTGTTAAACAGAACCATTTAAATACATAGGTATCAAGGAGAATCGCGGCTTTCAAGTATATTTTTTTAGATGTTTCGATCTTTGGATCATCCGCAATACCTCCAAACTTATCATCACAGTCGGCGTCGCAACTCGTGTATTCATTCGTATAACAATAGGGCCATTCGTGGCGGTCAGTCGGAAATAGTTTATTCAAGTTAAGGCTATTATTTTTGATACTTTCGGGTGCTGAAAAAAACATGATATTCACACATATGACCGAAATAATGACCGTTTCAATAAATAGCGTTAAAACGCTAAGACCAAACTCTTTAAGTGCGTCGATATCAAATATGGATTTTGGTTTCACTTCCTGCGTCGCATCATCCTTTTTTTTGATTTCTTCGTCGCCGCCGCCGCCGCCAAACATCCCTCCTACTTTGCTAAACGTTCCTTTTTTGCCGTCGTCTGCTTCATTATCAGCTTCGACGTCATCGGGTCGTTGTTCTTCTTCGTCGTCCGCCATTTTTTGATAAGTTATATATACGATAGATTATTTATAACGTGGTTGAAACATGTAAGGAATACCGCGAAATCAGCGAGCATACATGAGTCCACAATTTCCTGATACAAATGTAAGGACATTATACCGCTCTTCCAGTATATGCAAGTCATAATTATAAAGATAAATATTCACATTCGGTTTGTTCATTCCGATAATCTCTCGAGTATTCGGATTACAAATCACTTTCACTTCCGCAGCCGAGTCCAACGGAGGATAGATCGTTGTGAGTTCTAGTTCGATCTGATTGAACTTGCTCATATTGATCGCGCCGCTTGGTTGTAGGTCAAATGGGTCAGAATTCAGACAGAAGTTGTAACAGTAGATTCCCGGTTTTGCGCTTCCACGTGTGCGCGTGTATTTTTCCACATAATTATACACACCTGCGTCAAGTAAATTCTCTCGATACTTACCGTTCAACGAAATCCCCAACATTTGTAAAATATCGCGTTCATTTTCTGACTGAAAGTCGCCTGTAATATGGAGTCCGGTAAGTCGTTTATCGCGCGGGTTAATACCGGGTCCGATCCCGTTCGTTGGACCGTTCTTATCAAAAAAGTAGCGGTCATTCGCAAACGCCGGATTCAGATTTGTAAGCAGGTCAGTCGTTTGGCGGATGTCTTCGGTAAACGCAGTCGGGCGCCAGTCATCATCGATTGGTGCGGGAATAATATCATACGGAAGATAATTATACGGCCAGTTGGTATAATTGCTCCATTCATTCCGGAGATTCACGTCGCTGCGTTGAAAAAACATCGTCCATGATGCCACCATCCCCATCGAATTTTCGATCTTGATTTTCTTATTCCCGGTTACATCGTTGAACACCCAATCATAATATGACTTGATCAGGTATTTCTGCTGATTTGCGGCAAAAACCTTCGATTCTTCATCCGAGAGAAAGCAATACGTCGCCATCAAATGAACGTCAGCGTTCCAGTCTGTGCGAAGACTTGGGTATGAATTCAGCGATAAATCAATACTGGGTGGTGGGTATAAAAATCGCCACATCTGGTGAAGTGGATTCGTAAAATCGGGTTGAATGACCGGCCAGAAATTATCGGGATCACCTACATCGCGAATCGTGAATAACTCCTTCACAGGTCGCAGCGTTACATCGATCTGGAGCTGATTATACTGAAGACACACAAGTGGAAACGCCATCTTCGACGAAAGTGTAAACCACGCGTTAATCGGGATGTATATTTTACGCCCACGAATCGACGGTTCTGCGCCAGCGACGTTTGACGTGCGATAGGCGTTCGGATATTGATTCAGGCGAGCTCCAGAACAACCTGGATTGTATAATTCCGGAACATGACCCGTCATTTGATTGTATAACTCCCGCTTTGTAGCGTCGAGGTCGCGTTCCAAGATCGCCATGAGATTATTGCCGGTGAAACGCTGAAGTGTCATTCCACCAACCGAAATCACGATCTCCTTCACCATTTGTGTGCCGATATTTTCAATCCAACGAAACTCATATGGTGCCCACATATCCTGCAGACGCGCCGGTGGATGAATCGGACTCCAAATCGACGGCAGCGTTACACATATATACGTATCCATCAATAATTCCGCATATCTGGGTATATAAAAGGTGAATTTGGACTCTTCGGTCATACGTAACTTCTTCTGACCGTCGAAATCAACTCTAAACTTTTGAAGACCGAAATTCGTATATTTAAGATATGTGCTTTTAAAAAACGACTTTTTGGGGTTACCGTTGAGAATAACGTTCTGATTGCCTGTAGCGACCAAATTCAATAAACCACCAGTCATTTAGTATGTTATTTATTATGTTATAATAACTTTATATAAAAATCTTATTATTTTATTATATATAGTAAGAGGAATGAAAGAAAATCAAGTAGAATTCGTATTCATAGGTATTATAATTATCGTTTTCGCAACATGGAAGATATCAGAAATGATTAAAACAAGGTGCTATGAAACGAAAGCTCTTGGTAAAACAGGAGTAGCATCATCCGCCGCGCCATATCGCGAAGGGTTCGGCGTTGATGACGATCATCTCATGAAAAAAATCGCGAATTTAATCAAAACGCCCCAAACGCCCCAAACGCCGGTATTGTCTACAGAGAATTTTACTGTTGACACACCCGAGCATGAAATGACCGTTCATCAGCGTAAAAAGGCGGCCATGTCAATCGACACAAATACAGGTGGTAACGCGT